GAGGCTAAGACCTCCCTTTTTTATTGGCTTTTAATCGTTTCCACTCAGCCACACGACTGGTCCAAGGAACTAATGAGTGACACCTATTTCGATCTTGACGACTTTGAACACCGTCAAGGCATCAATACAACCGAAGAATTGAAGGAATTATCAGCAGAAGAGTTCGCGAAATTTCTCTGCTGTGGATCTCTAGACCGCGACTACGAACTCAACTAATCACCACCAATGGCAAACCGCTACACCTTTCCCACCAGGCTCCAGGGTTACATCAGTGTCGCTGAAGATGGCGGCAAATTTAATAACCGAACCTTCAGCTTCACGATCCCCGCTGAGCAGCTGGAACAGATGAACGCTGACCGTGCAGAACTGATCGATTGGATCAAATCGAAGGACACCAAACGCTTGGCAGAAGGTCTTCCTGTTTGGGATGACTCTGGCTTTATTAAATACACGTATGGAGCAGGAGACGGCAGCAGAAAGCCAAAACCTGAACCGATCTTTGTAGATGCTGATGGTCAACCCTGCAGTAAAGAGATCCTGCGAACAGTCCGTAAAGGCACCAAGGTCAACATCATCTTGCAGCAGAAGCCCTATGGCGTGGGCACCTTCAACACCTCTGTCCGGGTTGTTGGTGTTCAGATCATTGAACTGGCTTCTGAAAATGGCGCTGTTGACTCTGGAGATTTAAGCGTCGAGGACGTGGCTGCTCTGTTTGGTTCCGTCGATGGCTTCAAGCAGGACGATCCTCAAGTCCGACAAGCCGAGCCCGTTGAGGCAGTAGGAGATAGCTACGACTTCTGATGAACTACCGCTCCGGTTTAGAGGAGCGACTAGGCAAGCATCTGGATAAGCAAGCAGTTCCGTTCCTCTATGAGGTGCAGAAGTTTCCTTACATTACTGAGTCAAAATACACGCCTGATTTTTTCTTGCCAAATGGTGTAATTATTGAAGCGAAGGGCTTCTTTAAACCGTCAGATCGCAGGAAAATGTTGGCTGTTAAGGCACAACATCCTGAGCTAGATATTCGCTTCGTCTTCCAACGAAATAACACTCTTACTAAACAATCCAAAACCACTTATGGAGCCTGGGCTGAAAAGCATGGGTTCCCTTGGTGTGTCTTCCCCGCAATCCCTGAATCATGGTTGACTTGATTATCCGCATCGATCAGTTCGTTTGTGAACTTGAAGATGAAGGAATTGACTTCGCAGACATTCTCCCAGAACTACGTCAATACGTAGAAATTGCGGAGGAACTAGATGGAAATTGAGGGCAATGTTGTCATCTCACAAGGACCATGTCCCTCATGCCCTAGTTCAGATGCTTGGACAACTTACTCAGATGGCGGTGGCTACTGCTTTTCTTGCGGCCACTTTGAAAAAGGAGATAGCAGCCAAGCGTCACAATTGCCGCCCCGTAACCTATCGAAAATGGTGAATTACTCCGGCGACTTTGCTGGGATACGTTCCCGCAACATCACCGAAGAAACTTGCAAGAAGTTCAACGTACGTCAAGAAGGGCCAGCATTGCGCTTCCCTTACTACGCCAATGGACGTGTGGTCGGGTACAAAGAACGAGACCCACAAAAGAACTTCACTTGGCACGGAAAGAACGATGAGCATGCGCTCTTCGGTCAGCACCTCTGGGGCTCCGGTAAGTCCATTGTGATCACCGAGGGTGAACTCGATTGTCTGTCTGTCTCTCAAGTTAGAGGTAACACATGGGCAACAGTCTCTATCCCCAACGGTGCACAAAACGCACGTAAAGCGTTACAACATCAGCTCAAATATCTCCTCGGATTCCAGGAGATAATCCTGATGTTTGATAGCGATGAGGCAGGCGTACAAGCCGCCGAAGACTGCGTCAATCTCTTTCCCCATGAGCGAGTTTTTATCGCCTCTGTAGATCCTTACAAGGACGCCTCAGAGGCTTTGTCTGCCGGTGACGGTGAGGCAATTAGGCAAGCTTTGTGGAATAAGAGATCTTATTCTCCGAAATCAATCATCGATGGTCGAGATCTTTTTGATCTGGTCGCTACCCCTCTTCATGGGCGCGACGCTCTTTACCCGTATGATGAACTCAATGATGTCACAGGCGGGCTCAGAAAAGGCGAACTCGTTTGTTGCACAAGCGGTTCTGGCGCGGGAAAGAGTACCCTATGTGGAGAGATCGCGGTATCTCTAATTAACCAAGGTGAATCCGTTGGTTATATCGCGCTCGAAGAGAGCGTTAAACGTACAGGCCTCCGTCTGATGACGGTGGCTGCAAACAAACCTTTGCATCTCAACAATGAAATTCCTAGTGAAGATTTTGAGAGTGCATTCGCAGATACCCTTGGAAGTGGTCGCGTTTTCTTACGGGATGGTTTTGGTTCTGTTGATCCAGACAGTCTTCTCAATGACATCCGCTTCCTAGTCAAAGCACACGAAGTTCAATGGATCATCCTTGATCACCTTTCCATTTTGTTGTCCGGCAATGAGTCGAACGATGAGCGGAAGATGATCGACGTAGTGATGACCAAGCTTCGCTCATTTGTTGAAGAGACCGGAATCGGAATGATTCTTATCTCTCATCTTCGCCGTAATCAAGGCGACAAAGGACATGAAGACGGGGCCAGGGTCAGCCTGGGGCAACTCAGAGGCTCGCACTCAATAGCCCAGCTTTCAGATCTAGTCATTGCACTGGAACGAGACATCTCCAATGGAGACAACAGCGCCTGCTTGAAGGTGCTGAAAAACCGCTTTAACGGACAAACAGGGCCAGCGGATTCTCTGTATTACGACACGGAGACCGGACGCCTTGCGACTTCGCTTTTCAATTCCACTAAGCCGACTGACTATGCAGACTTCTGACCTTCACGCGGTCCTCTTCACTAAAGAGAACTGCGCCCCTTGTGAGCAAACAAAGGTCTACCTTCAAGAAGTAATCCAGGCCCGTGCTGGAATTGTTGAATACATTTCCACACTGAAAAAAGAAAATCATCAGGCACTTGTCGAAGCTTACGGGCTCGATCTTTTTCCTGTCCTGTTGATTGTAAACGGACTGGGTGAAGAGCAAGACCGAATCACGGGAGGAAATGCCGTCCGTGAAAACCTTTGCGGCCTACTCCGTGCCCTACAAATCTTAGATAAATGAGATTAGTCTTCGACATCGAGACTGACGGTTTACTGCGAAGTCTCACAAGGATCCACTGCATTGTTGCACGCGACCTCGATACAAATGAAGAGTTTCGCTGGGACAATGGAAACATACCCAGTGGCCTAGATGTTCTCAGCAATGCTGATGAACTATGGGGCCATAACATTATCGGATACGACTGTGAAGCAATCAAAGAGATTGTACCTTCTTGGACATATAGAGGTCGTCTCTACGACACACTCATTCTCTCAAGACTGTTCTTCACTGACATCCTGGACAGAGACTTCCGCTCACGTCCTGCGAACATGCCCCCAAATCTTTACGGTCGGCATTCACTTGAAGCATGGGGACACCGCTTGGGCTCGCACAAGTCCGAGTTCGGCAAATCGCTGGCGGGAGATTGGTCTACTTATACACCCGAAATGCTTGAGTATTGCGCTCAAGATGTGGTTGTCTCTGTCGAGCTATCGAAAATGTTTGAGCCTAAGCTTGAACAATACAAAGATTGCATTGACACTGAGCACAGGCTAGCAATCAGGATGGCGTGGCAAGAACGTGAAGGGTGGCCCTTTGACGTTGATGCTGCACACAAACTGGAGTCCAAACTACGGACTGAACTCGACGCATTGTCCGAAGACATGCGGTCCACCTTTCTATTTGTAGACGGTGGTTTGTTCACCCCTAGACGCAACAACAAAACCCAGGGCTACTGGGCTGATGCGTCTATGTGCAAGTTAAAAGAGTTTAATCCAACCAGTCGCCATCATATTGCTTGGGCCTTTGAAAGGTTCAGAGACTGGACTCCGATTGAAAGGACAGCTACAGGCACCCCAAAAATTGATGACACCGTACTAAAAGAGATCGGCACACCCGAAGCTCTGAAGTTTGCCCGCATCCTGGAACTACAGAAACACCTAGGACAACTTAGTGAGGGTAAAAATGCCTGGCTTAAAAAGGTTTCTTCTAAAGGTCGGATCCATCATTCTTGTATTCTTAATACGAATACGGGGCGAATGTGTCATTTATCTCCGAATATGGCGCAATGCCCTTCGGACCCTGAATACCGAAAACTATTCGGTCCCGGAGTGGGTCGTGTCCAGGTTGGTAGTGACGCCTCTGGTTTGGAGCTACGTTGTCTTGGACACGTGCTTGCACCCTTCGATGGTGGCAAGTTTGCTAAAGAAGTGGTGGAAGGTGATATTCACACGCAACTAGCTGAGATCTATGGAACCTCAAGATCACAGGGCAAACAGACAACTTACTGCCTAATCTATGGCGGCGGCAATATGAAGTTAGGTCTTACGACTGGGGCTTCTAAATCCACTGCAGCCAAGAAAGGTGCAGAAATAAGGAAACGCATCATGGATGGATTGGATGGCTTTGCAGAGCTATCTGGGGCCATTGCAAAACGTGCTGAGTCTGGCGTCCTTAAAGGACTTGATGGTAGGCCAATCCGCCTTCAAGGTAAAAATCACGCAGCATTGAACTACATTTTGCAGTCGATGGGTGCCGTCATCTGCAAGCATTTTTTGCTCCGTTCCTACGAGCTACTGGATGAAGCTGGTATTGATTATTGGCCGTTAGGTTTTATCCACGACGAAATCCAAATATCAGTTGCGCCAGAGCACGCCGAACAGGCCACTTTTTTAATCACCGCTGCCATGAAAGATGTTGAACATGAACTTAAATTCCGTTGCCAGCTTGACTCAGAAGCTCAAATTGGTAGCACCTGGGCTGACTGCCACTAGCCCCTCAAGACTTGGCGATATTGCTGAGCATTGGGTAGCCCTATTAGCTGCTTGGAAAGGTGCCGAAGTGTACCCCAATCTCAATTGCACAGGTCCAACTGACTTCATCATGGTTGTTGATGGTGTCCCTTATCAGTTGGACGTGAAGCTTGCTCGTCCAAACACCAATGGATCTTGGCGTGGCAACACAGACAAAGTCCGTGACCCCGTGATCCCTGTCCTGGTCATCCCCACTGGTGACATCACCAACTGGAAAGTCCAGTGGATCCGCAACAGATACCCGCAGGAGTTGGAAAACTTCTGGAACCGCACCGCAATCCCATTCACTCATGAAACTAAAGCCGCCAAAGCTCCTAGTAGACGCCGACTTTTTCTTTTACAGGAGTGCGAGCGCCGCAGAAGACGAGCATGAATACAACGAAGAAATGACTGTCATTGTTGGAGACTTCAACAAAGGCAGAAGCATCGTTGAATCTGAACTCAATAAACTGCGTACAAGGTTTGAGACAGATGACCTCCTGCTCTTTTTTACTGACAGAAAGAACTTCAGAAAAGAAGTTGATCCCACATATAAAGGCAACCGCACTAAGCGAAAGCCTTGTGGTTATTTGAAATTGAAGAACTGGGGAATGGAAACCTATCCCTCAGTAATGAAACCAAACCTAGAAGCTGATGATTGTCTCGGGATCATTGCCACTAATGGCAGCGTGGAAAACTTTGTCCTCGTTTCCCCCGATAAAGATATGGCTCAAATTCCGTGCAGAATTTATGACCTCAAAAACGAGTACACCCAGACCCCTGAACTTGCCGAGAGACTTCTCTACGTACAATGTCTTACTGGAGATCCCACTGACGGCTACAAGGGTTGTCCAGGAACTGGCCCGAAACGTGCTGGTCAAATCCTTGACAACCGCAAGGGATCTTACTGGGAAGCTTGCGTTAAAGCTTACAAAGAAGCAGGGCTAACCGAAGAGGATGCCCTCCGCAACTTGCGCCTAGCTCGCATCTTGCAAGTCAATGACTGGGATGCAAAGAACCTAAAACCTATTCTCTTTACACCGTGAAGCTTTCAAGAACTGAGCTGGAGTTTGTCCGCAACATTCTCCAGACCCGACGCTCTTATAGGTTCACCAAGGCCCCACTTTGCGTTCAAAGCTGGGAGCCGTGGATGCAAGCACTCTTATCCAAAGTAACCGATGAACTCGAAGTTTAATCCGAACCACTACCGCTACGGGTCCATCGAGCCCTGGGACTTCATCATTAGCCAGGACATGGACTTTCTGACTGGCAACGTAATCAAGTATCTAACCCGAGCTGGACACAAAGACAACGAGAGTTATCTCGATGATCTACTCAAGGCTCAAGTTTATCTCCGCAAACTTATCGCAACCCACTTAGATGACGACTCCACCGGACCTTCTCGGACAAGCAATTCAGTTTCGAAAAACAATGAGTCAGAGTATGGGGACATTCTCTCGCTCTACAATGACAGTCCAGAATACTTTGATCGTTGAAGAGTTTAAAGAGTTTCTTGATGCACATAATTATGCTATCAAGTTTCTTGACAACCCTTTAGCTCGTGAACATGCACTTAAAGAATTAGCGGATCTCGTATTCGTATGTTTTCAATATGCCGCTGCTGCTGGGTGGGAGCTGGATGAAGCCCTGGACAGGGTCAATACCTCCAACCTAAGCAAGCTGGTCGATGGCAAACCTCTCAAGCGAGAGGACGGAAAGGTTAAAAAAGGACCTAACTATGTACCACCTTATCTCACTGATTTAGTTTAATGAAAGAAAAGATTGCTGTTACTGGTCGTGTCCAAGCTTGGCTCGACAATCCCGAGTCACGCCTGCCTATCAGCTGCACAGTTTACGTTTGTGAAGATGAAATGGAGGGACCAAATGGAATCGAGGCCAGCTGGAGATTCGTCAGCCATGCCCTACGCAATGCAGCCGGAGTCGCTGTGCATCTTTCTAAGCTCCGCCCACGGGGTACAGAGAACGGAAAGGGCCTTGTCGCTTCTGGCCCAGTGTCGTTTGCAAGGATGTACTCCGTCCTTAATGAGGTACTTAGAAGAGGTGGCACGTACAAGAACGGTGCCTGTGTTGTAACACTAGATGCCAA